ATACGGAAGGAATCGATATTGGAAAAGCTATCAAGGAATTACGGAAAGAGCGTAACATCAAAAAGGAGCAGCTGGCGGAAATGCTCAGGATAAGCGTCTCCCATTTGGAGAAGATCGAGGCAGGGAGCAGGAGGCCGGGGATGGATACTTACCAGAAGCTGCTGGAACTTTTAGAAGCAGACATGGTAATACATAAAAAAATAGAAACCGTGCAGGAAAGATGTGCCGGGAAGGTGCAGGAAATCCTGCTTGGCAGCACGGAGACCCAGGCGATATTCATGACAAACATGGTGGAGGCGCTGGCGCAGAACATCAAATTGGTGGTGATGTAGGGAAAGCGGGCTGTTGAAGCCTGCCAAAGGGCATCCTGTGAAGCCGGGTGTCCTTTGGCAGACTGGCAACCGCCAGCTGGACTGCACCTTGAAAACTGAATACCAGTATGGTGATATTTTGATACATATGCTGTTTGGCAGTACAAAATATCTTTAGGGATACAAAGAATCTGACGCATCCGGGGGATACGGCCTGCCGGATGATGAGGGGTTTAGCTTCGCCATGATATATTTGTCTGCAGTTGGCCGGATAGGAGAGGAAAAAGGCTGTTCTGTGGATTAAACAAGGAATCGTAATAGAAGAAGGAAAAATATGAGCGGCACCCCGGCATAGGCAATCAGAAATGATGTTAATTATTGAGAGCAGTGAATTAATGGAAATGGATGGATTATTGCCTGAAAGTAAGGTCTGAAACGTCAGATGATAATGATACCTTTGCCGGAAGAGAGTACGGCAGCTGGGTGCTTACCCGGGACATGCTGCAGCGGGAAAGGGTGCTGCAGGGTGCCAGGAGGCGGCAATGCCAATCCGACATACTCCGTCCCACACCGGTGGCGGGCAAATCAAAATGCATATCATGGTATACTGTGGTATACCAGGAAAGGGCGGGCAACCGTGAAACTGATATGTTGTGTGGGTTATTGTTTGAGGAAGCAATGGGCAGGCGGCAAGCGTTTCAAGTCTATGGATGGGGCTTGGGCAGTCGGCGGATGCCGTAAGGATTAATGTTCCGCTGTTTGCGGTGGGGCATTGGTTCATAGATTAAGGAACCGTATAGGATAAAGCCATATCGCAGCCGGAAGGTTCTGCATATGTTGGAGAAGGAATATTGGACAGGCGATCAGAAATATATTTTCTGTAAGAAACGGCTTTGGTTGTTTCTTATATAATATGCAGAGGGAAGGTATGCGGATGGATATACAGACTTTAAGGGGACTGGCAGAGGTGGATGTCCGCACAGTTGAGAAAGAATCACTGGTGGATATAAGGAATGTGAAGATAGACAGATCGAAAAGCAGGGAGGAAAGGATTTCGGATTATGTGAACCAGGTAAAAAATCCTTATTGTGTACAGTGTAACGGTATTGTTGTAAAAATGAGTTTCTCGCAGTCTGGTGAGACTCTGGATGATAAACTGGCCAGTTATTTTCAATCAGTATAGTGGTGGAGAGATTCATATTAACTTTGGTATTTTAGGTGAACAGCGTAATTGTAATTGGAGCCGGAAAAAGATTCTGCAGAATGAATAAGTGGAATCAAAGCAGAATTAACATGAGAAAATAACCTTGTAAAACAATGGACTTATCTGTGCCGATATGCTATACTGAAATCGGACTAAATAAAGCCCAAATAGTTTATAAGGTCAAATAAACTATTTGAGGTGATTATATGAATGCAATTCTAAATGGTGTCTATACAGCTGACGCTTATTTCCGCTTGTCACGGGAAGATGGGGACAAAGCGGAAAGCGACAGCATTGTGAATCAGAAAGCTCTTGTGAGGGAGTTTCTTAAGTCACATCAGGATATCCAGATTTATAAAGAAAAAGTGGATGACGGCTTCTCGGGCGTTAATTTTGAGCGCCCGGCGTTTAAGGAAATGCTGGAAGACATTAAATCCGGCAGGGTGAACTGTGTCATTGTAAAGGATCTGTCCAGGTTTGGTAGGAATTACATAGAGGCGGGGCGTTATATTGAGAAGATATTCCCTTACCTGGGCGTCAGGTTCATAGCGATCAATGACAACATTGATACCGCATCAGAGATGAATGCGGCGGATGAAATGCTGATCCCGTTCAAGAACCTGATCAATGACGCATACTGCAGGGACATTTCCCTGAAAGTCCGCAGCCACCTTGGCGTGAAGAGGGAGAGCGGGCAGTATATCAGCCCATTTGCACCATATGGGTATAAAAAATCCTCGGATAATAAGAACCAGCTTGTCGTGGATGAAACGGCGGCTTCCGTAGTGCGTCAGATTTTTAAGTGGAAAATAGAGGGGATGAGCGGAACCAGAATTGCCGAAAAACTCAATGAAATGGGAATTCCAACGCCTATGGAATACAAAAAGGTGAACGGGGAGCATTATGAATGCGGCTTTCGGAAAAGGACCGATTCCCAATGGACGGCGAACAGTGTAAGGCGCATACTCTGCAATGAGGTTTATACGGGCGTACTCCAGCAGGGCAAAACATCTTCGCCCAGCTACAAGGTCAGAAAGAGAGTCCGGAAAGAGGAAAAGGACTGGGTGCGGTGTGAAAACTGTCATGAAGCGATTGTCACACCGGAGGATTTCCGGCTGGTGAAGCGGTCCTTTGAGCAGGACACAAGGGTCGCACCGGACGAGCAGGCCTTGTACTTATTTTCAGGCATTGCGAAATGTGGCCACTGCGGGGGGAATATGACCAGGCGGACGGTTCCGGCAAAGGGGAAGAAGTACATTTACCTTGTATGTGTAGAGAACAAAAACGGTGACAGCTGTTCTTTCCGCAAAGCTGTTCCCTTGAAGAAATTTGAGGAAACAATCTTAAAAGTGATCAACCTTCATATAGAGAATGTGTTTGAACTCAGTAAAATGCTTGAGATTGCCCAGCGCATACCCTATTGTGGCTACCTGTCAGAAAAACTGCAGGAGGGCATTACAGACAAGGAGGTGCTGATAGAAAAGAAGCGGCGCTATGCCGCAGGAATCTATGAGGACTTAAAAGAGGGGATCATCACAAATACGGAATACCAGGAACTGAAAGCGGCATTCCGCACCCAGATTGAGGCGCTGGAAGAGGAAATCCTGGCATTGAGACAGGAGATAGAAAAAACAGCCAGGGAGAGGGATGACAAAGTACGGTGGGCGGCCCGGTTCATAGAGTACCGGGGGTTCCAGCAGCTGACAAGGGAGATCCTGTTAAATCTTGTGGAGGAGATCAGGATATTTGACAGTGACAGGATAGAAGTGGTTTTCAAATACCAGACAGAATATGAAGAGGCCTGCAGGTATGTCCAGAGGGAAAGTGAAAAGGGAGTAACCGCCGTGAAAGGGGGGGAGTGCTGATGGCAAGGAAAAGTAGAAAGCCGGAAAAGCAGCCCTCGCCGGGTATGGAAAACCAGTCTCTTCTGCAGTGCCGGACGGGTATCTATGTGAGGCTGTCCGTGGAAGATAACGGAGGGGAGGAAAGGGATTCCATCCAGAACCAGAGGGAATATCTGGAAGAATATGTAAACAGAAACCATGATGACCTGCAGCTGGTGCGGGTCTATGTGGATAACGGCACATCCGGAACCAACTTTGACCGGGAAGGATGGCAGAAAATGATGGACGATATCAAGGCCGGGGAAATCCAATGCATCGTGGTAAAGGATTTTTCGCGGATGGGCCGGAATTATATCGAAGTAGGAAATTATCTGGAGAAGGTATTCCCTTTTCTTGGCGTAAGGGTTATCTCCGTCAATGACAGCTTTGACAGCCGGAATCAGTCGGCTGACGGGAACATGCTGATGAATTCGCTTCTCAATATCGTGAATGATTATTATGCCAAGGATATTTCCAGGAAAGTGGTCCAGGCCAGGAGAATCATGCAGGAGAATGGGGAATACACCGGCGGCGTGTGTTCTTATGGGTACAAAAAATCGGATGCCGATAAAAGGAAGCTGACCGTGGATCCGGAAGCGGGTGTTGTGGTCAAAAAGATATTTAAGTGGAGGATCCAGGGAAAAAGCAATGCGTGGATTGCTAACAGCCTGAATGCATTGGCAATACCTTCCCCGGGGCTGTACCGGTACATGAACGGGGAGCGGGCGTATAGGAAGAGCAGCAACGCGAAGTGGAACATCTCCCATATTTCCGGAATCCTGAAGAACCCCGTGTACCTGGGGCATCTGGTGCAGGGCAAGTCAAAGCGCAGTTACTTTAAGGGAAACGGGAAAAAGCGCCGCCTGCCCAAAGAGGATTGGATCATCACGGAAAATGCCCATGAGGCGCTTGTGACGCAGGAACAGTTCAATATTGTGGCTGACATGGCTAAGGAAAGCCATGCCCGATACCGGAAGCAGAGGGAGGCCAATGCGGAGATTCCGCACATGGGGAATATTCTGTGCCGGAAAATATACTGCGGGCAGTGCGGGCGCAGGATGGCCCGTAGGAGCAGGGTCAAAGCGGGGGTAAGGAAGTACTATTTCTTCTGCGATTCCAACAGGACAAAGCTGGATGCGGGATGCACCCGGACAATGGTGTGGGAGGCTCCGCTGATGGAGCTTGTCAGGGATACGGCGGACCGCCAGCTGCAACTGATAGGGGCGGTATTGGAACAGTGGAACCAGATAAGGGATAATGGGGAAGAAGCGGACAGCGCCGGAGAGGATGGAAACGCAGGAGTTTCTTTTGCGGAAAGGGAGAAGGAACTGGCGCGGGAGATCCTTTCCATAAAAAGAAAAAAGCAGGAACTTTATGAAGACATGAAGGATGGGATGCTGGCACCGGCGGATTATGAGCGCGAGCGTGGGCGGCTTGCCGGGGAACAGCTGCAGTATGAAAGGGAGTTAAGGGAGATGAGCGTCCGGAGCGAGGCGGGGCAGGAAACCATGAGCACTCTGGACAGATATTATAAGGAAGCTTTGGAATCAGGCGGTAAGGAGATACCTGTTACGGCGTTGGACAACTTGATCGAAAAGATTGTGGTGATGTCCCCTGACCGGATAGAGGCTGTTTTTGCCTATGCCGATATACTGGAGCAGTGGTGTGAGGAAACGCAGACCCCGTCCGGGCAGCAGAGGGAAGGTGGTGTGTGATATGCCATACTTACCATATTTGGCAAAGTACCTCAGAATATCGGAAGATGATGAAAATATGGGGGAGGGGAAACGGGAGAGCGACAGCATTGCAAACCAACGGAAGGTGCTGGATGCCTATATAGCGGGGCATGGGGAATTTGCCGGATACCCGGTCAAAGAGTTTGTGGATGACGGTGTTTCGGGAGTAAGTTTCCAGCGGCCTGCTGTCCAGGAGCTACTGGGCGAGGTGCGGGCAGGCAGTGTTTTCTGCATCATAGTGAAAGACCTTTCACGGTTCGGAAGAAACTATATCGAAGTGGGGGATTATATTGAGCAGATTTTTCCATTCCTGGGCGTGCGCTTTATTTCCGTAACGGACCATTTTGACAGTTCGGAGAAGCCTGCCGGGATTGAGATCGGGTTTAAGAATCTGATCCATGACCTGTACAGCCGTGACCTGTCCGTGAAAATAAAATCTTCCGTAAAAATGCGGCAGAAGAGAGGCGGTTATAACGGGGGCGGCGTTCCCTTTGGCTACAGGCTGGGCACGAAAGAGGATAAGGATGAGCTGTTCGTTCCCGACCCGGAAGCGGCGGAGATTGTAAGGAGGATTTTTGGGCTTGCGGCAGATGGATGCACCACATCAGGGATTGCGGATTTATTGAATAAGGAGGCAGTTCCCACGCCGGGGGCGTATAAAAGGAAACAGGAGGGGACTGCCTACCACTTAAAAAATGAAAAGCAGAACTTGTGGAAAGCCGCGCAGGTCAATTTAATCCTGCGGAATGATGTTTACAGAGGAACCTATGTAGCCCACAAAGCATCTACGGTGAGGCCAGGAGTGGTTAAAAAGAACCAGAGTTCCGAATACATAACCATTGAAAACCACCATGAGAGGCTGGTGGGGGAAGAATTGTTCCGGAAAGCCCAGGGTGTATTAAAGCTGAGGGGGAAGATGGATAGAAAGACGGAATATGATTCCGCCTTAAAGGGTAAGGTGAAATGTGGAAACTGCGGATACAGTATGTCGGTCAGGCGTGAGGCAAAAGAGCCGTATTACCGTTGCTGTTCTGGGAAAGGATGCGGGGCATATACGAAAATAAATGTGGAGCTGTTGAAAACAACGGTCTGGGGGATTCTTCAGAAGCTGATGGAAACATGCTGTGAGCAGGAAGAGGTACGGAAAAGTGAGAGGGCGCAGATAATGGCATCCATCAATGAAGCAAAAGAGAAGAAACGGATGTGGGAGACTAAAATAGAGCACTGCCGGGTCAGCCGCCTGGAACTGTACCACCAGTGGAAGGAGGGGGAGATTACAAAAGAGGAATATATAAGGAAGAAAGAGGAACTCCATGTGTATGAGGCAGAGTATCAGAAGGAATTGGAGCAGGTGGATCAATATCTGGAGGAGATGATTGTCTGCCAGGAGATTCCGGAGCAGAAAGGTGGGCTGGTACAGCTGGCAGGAGCCGAAAGCCTGACCAAAGAACTGGCGGATCTGCTGATTGAGCGGGTAGAGGTGTTTAATGGTGACAGAGTGGAAATTAAGTGGAAAATTGGCGAAATAAAGGCGGATTAAGGGGCCACCGATATAAGATGTTACAGAATTGTTAAAAAAGTTTAGTCTGTGCTTGACACAATCCTACATGGGGCACACGGGATACAGTGCCAAGGAGAATGTGAACAATATCGAGGTGACGCACCTGCACTGGGGGCTGCAGCTGATCTTTGACGAGAGTCAGAAAGAGGGGAACAATGAGATCTGGATTGATGTGTATGCTCTGACCAGGTTCCTGGCAAAGCATACCCAGACGGCGGCGAAAGTGGAGGGGACGAAAGAGTGGCGGAGGACCACGGGGATTGTGGATCCGGCGGTGGAGGAGTATGAGAGTAGCCAGTCTGGGGCAACAAGAGAAGAATTTTCTAAGAGCAACTATTAGAGGAGGTAAGCTGAAATTTTAGGAGAATAGAAGGAAAGGGCAGAGGTACGTGAGCATGGAAGCGAAACTATAATGAAGTAGTAAGTCGATTCTCCAATATATTTATAGCAATAATGTGATTTTGGGTTTAAATGGGCATTATACCTTATTGGGTGAATGCCCATTGCTTTTCATGGGGTGAGGAAAAGTAATTTATAATTTAAAAAGGAACTAATTATGGAAAATTATACAAAGGTGTGATAAAATAGTAGCAAATGATATAAACACATATAATAGCAAGAAATATGCTATACACAGTGGAAATGAACATTGTCGGAAGGTAGCTTTAACTGGCAATTAAGGGGTAGCATATTGATTATGAGATGCAAGGAAGTCAATTTTGTGTACAGAGAGATTAATTAGGGGGAGATAACAGATATGTATTTAAAAAGCATTCAAATGAAAAATTTTAGGAAGTATCGGGAAGAGAATAATACTGTTATGTTTGTAAACTCAGATGGGGTACGTGGAAAAAAGGTGGCATCGGGAGTAGCGGAGAGCATAGCCCAACCTCAAATTGATGTGGCATCGGCAACAACATTAATTGTGGGAAAAAATAATGCCGGCAAGACTTCTATTATTCATGCTCTTCTGAAAATAATAAAGAATAACGAAACAGAAGGCCTTCAAGTCAGGGATTTCAATTTCCATTATTTGAAAGAATGTTTTGATAAATATCAGGCATCTTATAAGGAAACTCAAGAAACGGGAGCTGAAACAGTAATCGAACCTCCATTCATGGAATTTGTTGTGACAATTGCGTTTGAAAAGGATAGTGATGATTTACTCACAAATTTGATACCTTTTATGCTTCTTAAAGATATCGATGAAGGCAAATTGGACATAGTTTTGCGATATGAGGTAACAGAAAAAGAGGAATTTTATGATGTGATGAAAGCGGCTCTGAATAAAATAGATGAAAAGAGACAAAACGCTGCGAAAGATAAGGAATTTGATAGTGGAAAAGAATTTCAGATTTTGCTAAGAGAATTGGAAAAAGTTCGTTTTCAGATAAAATACTATCGAATGCGTAGGGAGGAGGGTAAGGCAGAGCAGCAACTGGAGGAGGTAAGTGAAAAATTTAGATTATCCAATGTAATGGATATAAAGTTTATACAAGCGAACAATATAAAAAAGGATGAAGAATTGTCTGAGGCATTTAATAAAATCATCTCTTATAGGTATGAAAAGATTGTATCAGATAAGAAGAAAGAATTAGATGAGAATATAGATGCTATAAATGATAGCTTGACTGAAAATATAAAAACACATCATTCGGAGGGGATTAATAATGCTATTGGCA